GCCATGAGGTCATGGATGCTGGGGGCAGGGGCACGTTTCATTGCCATGGCTTCAGCCCCGCCACGGCGTCCCTTACCCTTCACCGCTGACGCAGATGCCTGAATCTTGGACTTCTGGTCTTGAAGGGCGGCAATCTGTTCATCAATCTGCTGCTTGGCGTCCTCTGCCGCACCACGCCCACGACGGTGACCCAGACCCACCATCTTCAACGCCGACGCAATCTGCTTGGGAATCTGCGTCGGACCACCCGCCGCCTTCGGGAGGTTCTCGTTGAACTTTGGCGACTCCAAGAGGGCGTGGATGTCCTCCTTGTTCTCCGCAAGAAAGTCATAGACCTGCTTGGCATACCTGGTGACCTTCTGGAAGAACGTCTCGCCGTCGGCACCTCCCTTACGAGCACGTCCCGTCGGGGTAAGACCGCACTTACGCAGGAGTGCCTTCGCCTTGCCCGAACCCTTCTTCGCTAGGTGAATCAGTGCCGCCTTCTCCAACGCCCCAGCGACCCCTCCACCACGGGCACCGCCCTCCATCCGTGCCTTCGCCTTCATGCGGTTCAGCCACTCGGCGGGGACGCCGTTGCCCTCCGACTCGGGCACCTCCTCTGCCTCGGGCTCGGGCTCGGGCTCGTGCTTCTTCATTACCAGAGGTCCAATCCGCCGAACCTCCCCATACGATGGCTCACCCATCCCGATGCGTCCGCCCTTCATAGCCATGGATTTCTTCATAGCGATGAGTTTCTTCATCTTCTCGGGGTTCATCTCGGAATATTCCTCACCCATCCCGATGCGTCCGCCCTTCATAGCCATGGATTTCTTCATAGCGATGAGTTTCTTCATCTTCTCGGGGTTCATCTCGGAATATTCCTCACCCATCCCGATGCGTCCGCCGTGCTGGTGCTCCTTCGCCTCCTCCTTCGCCCACTCCTTGAAGGACTTGGAGCCGCCGACACGACGCACCATCTCCCTGTCGTGCGTCATGTGTCCGAGACCCACCATCTCCATATACTTGGCGATGTCATCCATCACACCGCCAATGGACGAACCCAGTGCCTTCTTCGCAATCTTCTGGGCAGTCGGGTCCCGCAGGATGGTCTTTACAATCGGCGTCTTCTCCTTGACCTCATTGTAGAAGTTCGTCAACTTGGTCACCATGTCTGACACATCGCTAATGACGTCGCCGCCACGCTTCTCCTTTGGCATTTCTTTCATAGCAGGAGTTTTCTCTGAACCTCCCTCACGAGCAGGTGCGGATGACTCCGCCCAGTGCTGGAAGCCATCACGGGCAAAGTGCGGGGAAGACCACTGTCCGCCAGGACCTCCGTAGTCAAGCATCTTGCGACGGGTCGCCAACTTGCTCCGAAGGTATGCTGTCTGGTCGCCTGTTGACATTTGGTTTAACACCAGCAAAAAAGAACGGGCGTTTAACCAAATGCCATACGCCCTCCGAAAGGCAAGAGGTCGCGACCTCTACTGGGTCGTCACAGAGGCGACTGGGGAGAAGCACTCCAAACAGCCACTACCAAAGGAGAAGGCAGAAGCACAGCGTAGGGCGTTATACGTTCATATGAAGGGCAAGGGCAAGGATTGTGGATGTGGCAAGGGTGAGTTTTGTGTGAGTAAGCATCAGCGTCTCGCACGGACGCAATCCAAACTGACTGATGCGGACTTGAAGTATTTAGCCCACGCGTATGCCGAAGCCCATCCCCATACCAAGAAGACAGGAGCAGCATTGGGACGTCATATGCTGGATTGGTGTGAGAAGCAGATGGAGGAGATGGACTGCGGATGCGGGTGTGATGGAATGAAGGCACTACGAACCAAGTCGGGTGGTGCCTCTCGTCCCAAGAAGGAAGTGCCTATGGAGTCCTATACAAAGAAGGAACGGAAGAAGAAGGTTCGTCGGGGCGGTAAGTTAAAGCAGTGTCCCGAGGGCTTTTCGTCCAACGGTGCGGGTCTGTGCGTAGAGAACTGCCATGACGATGAGAAGGACACGGGTGTGACGTGCGTTCAAAAGTGTAAGCCAGGCGAGGAGGACACGGGCATTGAGTGTATTAATAAGAACTGCCCTCCAGGGTATGCGGACTCGGGTGTGCTGACCTGTATTGAACGCGGATGCGGTCCTGGTGAGCGTGATGACGGCACGGCGTGTTGGGGCGACCTGAAGTGTTCGGGGTGTGCTCCTGGTAAGAGGGATTACTTCGGCACCTGCTGGGAACCTACGGATTGTCACGATGGTCTCATCCACCACTACCATGACACACGCCTCAAAACCCGCTACAAGAAGGGAGTTCGTGGGAAGCGTATGGAGTCCGAGATTGACCTCAAAGGCACTCTGGAGGACGTAGCGAATGGTATGAAGGACCTGATGGAAGGCAGGGTGGACCTCGCCGCTGCCTTTGACCCCGAGAAGAACGGCATCGGACCCGCATTCCGCAAGTTCGGTGCGGACACGGAGAAGGCGTTTGCCGATGTGGGAGCCAAGTTGGGTGATGCTCTGGACCCCACGAAGAACGGCGTAGCCAAAGGTCTGGAGAAGTTGGGCGATGCCATCATAGGAAGCATTGGCAACAAGGACTGGTGGGAGAAGACCATGACCAACCCCGACACCTACATTATGCTCATCAGTATGATTGCGGGTGCTGCGGCAACAATGCTGACGGGCGGTGCGGCGGGTCCGCTCGTCGCAATGGCACTGAACGCTCTGGGTCCTGCCACCAAGATGATTGCCGACGCGGCTCGGGGTAAGCCGATTGATGGTCTGGACATTGCGTCTCTTGCTCTGTCTCTCATCCCCATTCCTGGTGCGTCGGGGGCTGCGGGTGCGGCAGCAACTGCCATCACGAAGGCGGCGGTTCTCGGCACGACGGCTGCCAAGGCACTGCCGTATGTCGCCCGTGCGGCTCAGGTCGGCAAGATTGTGGTTGCGGGGTATAGGGCAGCATCTGACTTGGGACTGGCTCCCTCGCCGTGTATTGCGAACTGCCCCCCGCCCCCACCGAAGAAGCCGAAGCGGAATGTTGCCCCGTGCGACCGCATGAAGATGAGATGGGCTCTGAACTCACCTGGTGAGCCGCCGACCTGGACTGCGGAATGCCCCAAGCCCGACTGCGACCCCGAGGACTGGGATGCGGAAACTGGTTGCTCTACACTGGTCGTCAACCCCGACGACCCTGTGAGCGTGTGTGCGGGACACATCCGTGAGTGGTTGAAGAAGGGCGACGAATGGGGTGAGGAGGGGATGGGCGAGACCGCACCCGAGGGAACGTGGACTGCGTCGTGTCCCCAGCCGAAGTGTGCCTATTGGGACACTGACAAGGACGGCAAGTGCGAGGAGGAGGCGGACGAGGACACCGAGGATGGACCCCTGGCGAGTGCGGCGAAGAAGTCGTGTGGCGGTCAGGTTGACCCCGACGAAGAAGCGTGTGATTTGGGTCAGTTCACAGCGAGTAAGGAGTGGGCGTATTCCCAGTGCGACTGCGACCGACTGGGAGGCGACTGGGAGGCGGTGCCTGGCTGGGACGGGGGCGTGGGAACAGCAGGGACACTCGGCATCTGCTGGAAGGACGAATCTCACGAGGAACGCTACAATGATGCGTGTGAGGTAAAGAAGAAGGCGGAGGAGGAGGAGGTGGAGAAGACACTGGAGTCAATAAGGAAGAAGCAGGGAGAGGAAGCCGCCGCTGCCGCCAAGGCGAAGAAGGACGCCGACGACCTGGAGGACTTCAAGACATCGCACAATGGACGCACACCCGCAGAGGAGGGACAGCATCAGCAGGACCTCAACTGGATTGCTTACCAGGACACGCAGAACAAACTCGCCCAAGGTCAGGATGCGTTCATCAAGGACCCGAATGCCCCGAAGACCGATGGTGACTGGACGTCGTTTGAGAGGTGGTATGCGACGAATGTGTCAAGCGAGGACTTGGAGGAGAATGGATGGCAGATGCCTGTCCCCCCTGCCGACTTCTACGAACGCTACTGGCTTCACGACTACGACGTCTCTCTCAAAGAGGCACTGGCGAGGTGGAAGAACAGTAGGAAGGAAACGCCCAAGCCGCCGCCCTCGCTCTTCCAGCCGTTGCCTATGCCCACACCCGAGCCCGAACCTGAGGTCGTAGAGCCCGAGCAGTTCACCGCAAGTCAGTCGGTGGCGGCTCCCGAGGAAATGACTGGCGAGGAGGAGTTCCAGGCAAAGTATGGCATTGGGTTTGATGCCGCTCACGCACAGGAGAGTGAGTATGACCCTGACTCGGACTTCATCAAGGACCTACGGAGAAGTGGGGGAAAGAAAAACGGCGGTAGGAAGCAAATGAGTAGACAAATGGGACTCTGCGAGTCACAGCGTCCTGGACGGCACCACATCCAGGCACTCCAACGTCGGCACATCGCTCACCAGACCGTCAAGATTCTCCCCGCCCAGCAGCGTCCAGTCCTCCTGCGTGAGCAGAGCCAGGCGGCTACGATTGGCACTTCGGGGATGGGGGTGCGAAAGGGCGGAGACATCCCCCGCCCTACGAACTCGGCGTCGGACTGGTATTACCCGACGGACACGAACTTTGAGGCGGGAGCACAATCCTCAGGGAATGCTGGGTCGGGGTGTCCGTATGCGGCACACTTTTAGGAACCCTGAACTGCTCTAACACGGGCACGATGTAGCCACTCGCCCTCCATCCGTCGCCACCCTTCTTCACCACGCATCCATTACACGCCGCCTTCAAGTCGGCGATGGGGATGCGGAAACATTCAAACTCACCATTCGGCTTGACCATAATATAGAAGTAGAAGTCGGCTTCGGTGGTGTTGATGCCACTCTGCTGACCCGAACACGCAAACTCAATGAACATCGTCTTGCCGCCATACTTGTAGGCAAGACGGTCGGCTTTCACCTCATACTTGCCGACGTTCGTTCGGAAGTCCCACCCCTTAAACATTCCCTGAGGGGCAACCTCCTGGACATCCTCGGTCCTGCTCATGATGAGTCGGGCTGTTGCCTCCCACTTCTGTCCGAACGAAAGGTCGCCAACAAAGTTGCTCATTTCTATTTACCACAAGAGAAAAGAGTGGCGGGAATGACGCACGGACGGGCGTAATAACCACATTAGAGAAGTTATTAAGGAACCATGTGTCCATCGTGTAGTTCATTTGTTCTAATCCCTATACAAGAAGTAAATGAAAGGAGGACACCGCCCATTCCCCGACCAGTTCTCTACGCCTCTGCGGAAGGTGTTGAAGGCGGTCAGCATCGGACCTCCGAATGTGGTGGGCTCGGCGGGAGACCATCAGGTCATGTATTCGGCTGACTATGACCTCATGGAGGCGGTGGCGTTGAAGTCCACCAGTGCCAAGACGTTTCAAGCCCTGGTGAAGCGGACACAGAAGGTGGCGACCATTACGGACATCAAGTGCGGCGAGGTTCAGGCGTGGAACTTGTTGACGGGCAAATATGACCGCGAAGCCGAGGTCAAGCATCTGGGTCAGTTGTGGCAGGATGGGATTCTGACCGAGGGCGAGGTTCAGGAAGCCAAGAAACTCCTGAAGGAGCATCTCACGGTCCCCGAGAAGTTGAGGGCGAGGAAGGAGTTGCGGTTCGGAGTTCTGCGGTGGACTCCCGCGGAGGTCTATGCGGGGCACAAGACGTTCCGTAAGCACACCTTCTACCTGGAGGACGCGTTCAAGTCCACAGGCATCACGAAGGTGGACGCCGTGGCGTGGGTCAATGACAAGTATATTGAGGTCAGCAACATCATTCTGTGGCACGACGGCAAGAAGCAATTCGCACAGACCAAGCCGTTGAAGGACGCTCTGGCGGAGGACATTCTGCTCTACGAGGACGAGGAGAACTGGGTCAAGGTCGCCAAGCGGATGCTGTCCCTAGCGAAGGAGAAGGGCAACCTCACGGACGAGGGCGAACTACGTCGGGTCCTGAACTCCCCGCTGGGTGCGGTCTACACCGTCGTCTCGGACTTGGAGTTGATGGAGGAGTTCCCTGACGCAATGACCCCAGCGAGGAAGCGGAAGGAGTTGGACCAGATGCGGGACCGCATGGCGAAACTCTACTTCCCTGACTTTGACCACGCTTCCAACCCAAGGGCGTTGCTTCCCAAACTAAAAGACCTTTTACAAGAGGAAACCAAGCATCAGTTGGAGGTAGGACGTTTACTTCCTGTGCGTAAGGATTACCGCCCTACAAAGGTGTAAGTTCGTCCCAAGTCCGCAGGAGAAAATGTTCTGGGTAAACAAATGCCGTCGCCCGTAAGCATTGACTTTGAGAAGGGCAAGGGGGGTGTCGCCATCGCCAAGGTCAAGGGTGGGGAATATAACGGAGACACGCTGTATTTACACCAAGACGGACAAAAGGGTGGGAAGGGTGGAGTCCAGGAGTTGGAGTTGGGGAAGCATCGTCTCGCCAAACTCCCCGCACGGAAGCAGCAGGACGTGATGCGTGTCCTCCAAGAGTCCTTTGCCCGTGGCATACCGCCCGACCATCTCTCGCCCGACATTGCTCGGCTCCCTGGGGTTATGGATGCCTACGAGGAGATGAGCGGTGCCGCACGGGAAGATGCGTCTACCCACGTCAAACTGCCCCACGGGTCGCACTTCCAACTCATTCCGTCGCCTGACCCGAAGAAGCGTGAGGTCTGGTATATTGCGGGAGCATCGGGCAGCGGCAAGTCGCACATTGCCAAGGGCATCGCCGAGCAGTATATGAAGCAGTTCCCTGACCGTCAGGTCTACCTCATTTCCAAACTGGAAGCCGATGACACGCTGGACAGCATGAAGGGTCGTCAGTGCGTTCGCCTGAAACCCGCCAAACTGGTAGAGACGCCGTTGAAGACGACCGAGGACTTGAAGAAGTTGAGCGACTCACTGGTCATCTTTGACGACTACGACACCTTCCAAGGCAAGGAGCAGAAGGTCATTCAGCAACTGATTGATGACATTGCCATCATGGGTCGCCACGAGAACATTACGATGCTGTGCCTGACGCACTACCTCACCAACTACTCCAAGACCCGTCTCCTACTCACGGAGGCGACGCACATCGTGGTCTACCCGCTCTCCACAGGTGCCCACGCCCTGAACTACCTGCTGAAGACCTACCTCGGACTTGAAAAGGAGGAAATCGGACACATCCGTCGCGGCGGGTCCCGTTGGGTCTGCCTCTACAAGAACTACCCGAACTACGCCATCACCGAGACGGAGGCATTCCTGCTTCACGAGGACCGCAAGACGGAGTGAAGACCAGCACCATCAAAGGACGAATATACCCAACACTAGACGACACCTCTCCATCATCCGTAGCCATATACCATCCTGCCTTACCGCCCTTGTGCGGACACGCGAGGAAACGGATTTCGCAGTTAGGGTTCTTCCAAATGTATTTGTGGAAGTAGACGGTATGGGTGGAGGCGGGAAGCAGCATCACGCTGACTCCCTCCTTACGCTCGGCACACTTCTGAACCCACTTGGGGAGGTGGCGGTCATACATTGGGTGGCAGTAGGCAGTATGCGTCCCCCAATCCGACTTCAAGCCATCGGTCTCAGCGGTGAAGTAGTCAGGGCACAGATGGTTCTTGTCCGAGGAGCATGTGTCCAGCGTGAAATGGAACTCGGCGTTCAGTTGCTCCCAGAGTTCAGGGGGTGTCCGAATATAGCACATCTTCTTCTCGGTCTGGTATTGCTTGTCCAAGTAGCCCTTACCCTTCGCAGCATACATTTACCTTTACTACGGCACTTCTTACTGGCGGCTCAACCGTAAAGAAAAAGTGAGTAAGAAGTAATGTTCCGAAACTACCGTCGCTCTATTCGTGGGTGCCTCTCTAAACCGCCTTGTAGTGCTCACCCTCCTTCTCAAACCATACCGAGAAAGTGTGCCTCTCGCCCTTCTTTCTCGCTGTGACGTGGACGTCGTGCCACAGTTCGTCGGGGTCGCCCTTCTGGTAGAGCCAACTCGCGTGGAGGGTGTAGGTCCACCCGTCTACCTCATCCTTCCAGGTGAGGGTCTGGGCGTGGTCGGGCTTGACGAGGTTCTTCGTAGTCAGGAGACGCATGGCGTGAAGGGTGAAGGTGGCGGTGTTCATCTTGTCTTGGGTGTAGTCCGTCTACTTTACCTAAACCACTTCCGTTTTTGCCGTTCCAACTTGCGTTTTTACTCGGCATTTAAAAATGTGGGGTTGTCGGGTTCGCCCCTGCCCGTTTGTAGGACGTCTAGTCCATCGCCGCGACCTGCTGCGGTCCCTCCCAGAACTCGGCGTCTTGGAGTTTGGCGGCTTCCTCCTTACCGAGGAGTTCGGCGGTCGCCTTCCACCGTGCCGCATACTCCTCTGCGGTCTCCGTCCGCTCCCGCTTCTGCTTGGGCTTGGTCTTCTCGGCAACCTTCTTCTTCAGGTGTGCCTTTAACTTGGACTTCCGCTCCTCCAACTTCAGTCGGGCGGTGAACTTGGCGACCTGGTCGGGCGGAGTGCCGAGCGGCAGAACCATTCGGACGGTGCCGTCCTCCAGTTCGTGGAACATTGCGACGCCGTTGCCCTCCCTGTTTACGCCGCTGAAGAGGATGTCCTCGTCCGTCGCAATTGAGCGGTCGTGGAGACCGTTGAACCCGCTGTGTTTGTTCTCTTGGCGAAACGGGTTCGTCGCCCCGTCCCTGGCGAGGGCAGTGCGGATGTCTCGGTCGGAGTGGTTCTTCAGGGCTCGGAGGTCTTGGGTGGAGAGGTCGGAGGCAGGGATGTAGAAGGTGGAGGTAGTAGAAGACATTGTGAAGGTAGAGTAGTAGGTAGTCGTCGGGGGCACTCACCTCTTGCCGTGATGTCCGAGAATCCGTTTTTAGGGTTCCAACACGCGTTTTTAGAGGCATCGGGGTCTTTTCAGGGAGGCACCACCCCGAGGGTCGGGGTTTTGGTAGATGCTGGGTAAAAATCAGGGTTGGAACGTAAAAAACGGATTCAGATGCTTCACGGCATAGCATCTCCCCCCCAAGCCAAGAATGTCCTCCATCCCCGACCTTCCCGCCGAGCCAGGCGACCACGACTGCCCCATCTGCTACGACGAGAACGTGCTACGCGACCGAGCCCCCATCTGCCCCAACGGGCACACCTTCTGTGCCGACTGCCAACCGCGAATCCAGAGCGTCCAGACGGGCTGGGGTCTGACGCGAGAGCGGAGGGCGTGTTGCCCCCTCTGCCGAGCCCCTATTCCCTACGTCCCGCTGGGCGGCGTTCCCGCTCCAGTTCCCCAAGTTCTCGGCGGAGGCGGAGGCGGAGGCGGAGGCGGACCCGCTCTCGTCGTCGTCCACAACCGCGTAGACCTTCGGAACAACGACCCCGACCGCCCCCAGAGGGCGATTGACGGCTTCAACAACCTCCCCGCTAGGCGACAGGCACAAGCCCTGTTCCGTCTGGCACGGGACGAGGGTCGCATCCCCGCCAACGCGGCGTTCGGCGGCATCCACAAGCGGAACTGCCCCTGCGGGAGGCACAGCGGAGCCCACGGGGTTCGGTTCCTGAAGATGCCCGACAACAAGCGGCTCTACCGATGCGAGGTCTGCTACATCGCCGCCTACGCCGCGGTAGGGCGGAACGGGGCACTTCCTCCTCCTCCGCCCGAGTGGAGCATGAACGGGGTCGCCGCCGCGGCTCACGCAGACCACGACGTCTGAGTAAATACCCGCAACTCTAAAAAAGAATGGGAAGCAGAATTAAGGCGATTTCCCAAGACCTAAACAGGTCACAGACATACATTTTTACATAGAATAGCAGGTAAGGATTTGATTTTGGGAACATATTTGACCATTTTGACTCAAAGAGAGGTAGAAAAAAAAATAAGTTGAGGCATCTCACTTTTTCAACTTCCCTAGGGAGTGTTTGTCCCAAAAGGGGTCCCTTTCTACCCATTGGGTTCCTGGGACCTTTCTGGAATCTTGCGGTTCTACAAATGAGCAATGATGCCGACAAGGGACCTCTCATCACATGGCATCACTCTCTGGAGGACTACTTCCGTGAAACGGGCGAAAAGGCAAACTGTCTTGCGTGGTGTCATAAACGGGCAGAAGAACTCTACGACGGACGGAAGACCTTCATTGACCTCCCCGTCATCATCCTCTCCGCCATCACTGGGTTCCTGTCAGTCGGCAGTGAGCAAATATTTCAAGGATGGTCCTATACCCCCGTTGTTCTGGGGGTGTCTTCGCTGTTCGTGTCCGTCCTCAACACCACTGGGTCCTACTTCGGCTGGGCAAAGCGACAGGAAGGACACCGCATCAGTTCCATCCAGTATTCCCGCCTCTACCGATTCCTCTCGGTTGAACTGGGGTTGCCTCGTTCGGAGCGACAAACCCCCACGGCTCTCTTGAAGTATGTGCGGGACCAGATTGACCGACTCCAAGAAATCAGCCCGTTAATCCCGCCCGAAATCCTCTCCGTCTTCACCGACAAGTTTGGTAAGGTAGAGGACATCGCAAAGCCCGAGGAAGCCAATGGTTTAGAACGCATCACTATTTACCCGTCCAACAGTGTAAAGGATGCCCCCACACCTTCAGATTTCCCCCTACACGATGGGCAGACGGTCAGGATTCAGGACCTACGTGGGCGGGACAGCACTCTCCCGCAAACCAGTGGAGTTGGAGAGAGCCATCCAACAGGCGGACGCCCTGCGGAAGGGGGGCAGAGCGGAGGAAGTGAAGTCATACGCCCTGTCGGAGACGGACATGCGGAAGGTCATTCCGACGTTGAAAATAGTGTCCTACCCCGACCTGCTGAAAGCACGGAGCATAGACGAGGTGCTGGACGAGAAGGGTCGCCTGATGCTGCTCTACCTAACGGAGAATGAGTCCACGGGGCACTGGGTCTGTCTCCTGAAACTCCGCGACAAGCCCATCATTGAATACTTTGACCCGTATGGCGGCTACAAGCCCGACGGCGAGAAGAAGTGGCTGTCCAAGGGTGAACTCCACGAGTTCGGACAGGACACGGACCACCTCACCAAGTTGCTCCACGCATCTCCCTACACCATCAAGTCCAATGCTGTCAAGTTCCAGAAGGAGCGGAACGACAATAACACGTGTGGACGTCATTGCCTTACCCGTCTCTACTTGAAGCATCTGGATTTACCCCAGTATACGGCTCTCGTAAAGTCCACGGGCATCCCCCCCGACGACTTCGTCAGCGGCTTCACCTACAACCTCATCGGTCGCTGACGACCTCAAATGGTCGGTAAGTAAGGCAAAAACAAAACGTTCCCTTTTACAAATGTCGTTCACGCAGCGGATTCAGACAGGTTCCTCGGCGGACGGTGAGTATGTGTATTACAACGCCACCATCGTCAACAACACGGTTGCGACCAACCAGACCACGGATGACCCGACCATCTACTTCCAGGACACCCGCCAGTTCCCGCTCATCAAGGACACGAGCCAGTATGTGGTGAGCGTGGACAACATCCAACTCAACGGATGCCAGAAGACCCTGCCGATTCTGGTTCCGCAGATTGTGACGGGAACGGACATCAACCTGACCATCTACACCGTGTCCTTTGGTCTCTCCATCGGCACATCCATCGGTAGTGGCACGTCTACGACGGCATCTCCTCGGTCCTATGTGGCTACGGTTCCGCTCACCTGGGTTCCTGAGAACCAGGCACCGTTCACAATTGTCCCGACGACGGCGGTTCCTCGCCAGGCGGAGTCCAACTACTACTTTGTCTACTCCTACTCGCACTGGCTGGACATCCTGAACAATGCCCTCACGACGGCGTATAGGACGGTCATGTATAAGGCAAACCTGGACACAACCTTCGGCGGAACCCGATGCCCCTACTTTGAGTATGACTACAACACGGGGCTGTTCTCCCTCGTCCAAGATGCCTTGACCTCGTGGCTGCCCTACGGCACCATGCCTGGTTCCCCGTCTTCCGTGTCCTCCGCAACCCAGGGTGTGCTGGACCCAACGCAGCCGTGGTCTCCCTTCTTCCCGACCAACACCTACTACGGTGCGGGTATGGGCACGGGTTCGGGCACGGGCACGGGAACCTCCGTCGGCTCGTGTGCCTATGGTGCGTCCGAGTTCTCCTTCGTCGGTATGAACACCAACTTGGAGGGACTGATGACCAACTTTGACACCATCTACTTCGGTGGGCAGAGCAAGGTGCTGTCGTCCGCGTCTACATCCTACTCCTACACCCAGACCTCTTCCACGGTCACGGCTCCCGCATCGGTCTCCTGGGTTGCGGGAACCACCACGCCCGTCTACTACCCCGAGAACATCATCAACGTCATCCCGACGAGTTCTTCAATCTTCACACTCTCGCCGCCCTGGTCGTCTGCCAGTTCGCCCCTCCTCTACTACTTCCGTGAGACGCAGGACTTCATCTCCACTGGCTCTCTCTGGTCGCCCGTCGCCTCGCTGGTTCTCACGACGACGCAGGTGCCCGTTCGCCTGGAAATGAACGCCAACCCAGTCCAACTCGGCGATTCCAACTCGGGAGGTGCGACGGGTCTCAGTGGAGCATCCCAGAAGGTCCTCTTGGAGACGCCG